AGGTCTGGCTGCTGGCCTCCGCGAACCCGCTGATCAGGTCATCTCCCGAATCATCGGTGGAGTCGTTCAGTTGCCACAACCCGCCAGTCCCGCCGGCCGCTGATAACACCCCGTAGACTATGGCCGGGGCAGTGGTGATAGACCCATCGCTGTCTACTACGCTAGTTTGAACGAATGGCATCGGTTGCCTCCTGGTGCTTCTGCCGGACGTGAAGCTTCACCCCGGCGTCGCTCTTGAAAGTCCTGCCGCACTGGTCGCAGACGGGCCTGTTGGAACGGTTGGGAGCCCCGTTGGTCCCGACCTGGGCTATCGCCGCCATCAGGGTGCGCTGGAAGTGCCTCTCCTCGTCTTTCTCGGCCCGGTCATTCTCTTCACGGATGGTCGCCCACTCCATGCGGTGGCGCCTCTCCATGTGCCGCTGCACCTGATACTCGGAAGCGAGGTCGTCCTTGGTACAGGTAGCCAGACCCATCTGGTCGTAGTGTTCCCGCTCCGCATTATCAGCGTGGAGCAGGCACTTGTAGGTGCCCCTCGGCGGCTCGAAGTCCGGCTTGATCGTGGTGAACACCCGGGTGCCGTCCTCCGGGAATACCTTCCTTAACTGGTCTTCTAGCATGTTCCGGTTGGTCTTGGACCGGTCTCCCGTCTTGGTGTTGTAGATGAAGACGTGGCCGGCCGATGCCACGCTGGCTACCTGGACGCCCAGAGGCATGTCATCGTTGCTTCGATGCAGGACTTGGCCCTCGCGGAGGTTGCCCGGTTCTTCGGCTTCCTCCACTTCCTGCATCAACTCTTCGATATATTCGGGTGTGGCTGGTGTGGTCATAGTCCCTTCTCCTTGGTTATCGTTCGCTTCTTCTCCCAGTGGTCATACAAGCCCTCGGTAAGGTTGGTCGTAGGCAAAGCCTCACCACGGTTATGCTCGTACCACTCAGAGAAACTGCCTTCTTGGCGGTGGGCGGCAGCGTATGCCCGGAGTTCAGCGACGGTGTGGAGTATCTCCCCCTTGCCGGTGAGCGAGTCCCAGACCCCGCCGGGGATCTCGAACTCGTCGGCAGGGAAGTCCTCCCGGGGACCGAGGTCTTCTTGGTATTCGGCCAGCCGGTCGTCCCGGACAACGCTAATGATCTGGTAGCGATGCCACCCGGTTCCGTTCGGTGCCTGAAGGTTCATCTCCCTCAGACGAAAGGCCGGTTCGTTGAAGTCTATCCATTGTGTGGCTACCGTCACTTGTCCCATCACTACCACCCAACGCTTCCTGTAACTCGGTAACCTGGGCCTCAAGGAGCCTTATCTTCATACAGGCTTCCCCGTAGGCCAGGAGGATGTCGTCCAGATCACACTTTAGCGGTATGCCCATGCCTTACCCTGCGCGGAGGTTCCAGGTGGTCGTACTCACGGCGCACCTGTTCCAGAGGCTTGTCCTGCTGGATGGAGAGTTGCCGGTGCCATAAAGCCCGGGGCATGTCGGCCTCTTTCGAGTTCCACGCCGCCGGTTCGCTTACCCAGCGTTTCCCGTTATAGTCATCGTAGGCCGGGATCTCCCGTACCAGGGCGGCTATCTCGGGGTTCTGCTCGGCAAGTATCTTCCACATACAGCAGAGGCGCACCTCCATCGTCCTGGCAAGGTAGGGGTTCGTCCAGTACCCGATGCGCTGGAAGGTGCAGTCGCACAGGTCATCATGAAGTTCCCAGCGTATCTCCGGTATCTGGCCTGTAAGTAGCAGGGCGTCTAGCACGGTCAACCCACGTTAGAGATCGTGCCGCCAGCGACTATCTTCCGCAGCACCGTGTCGTTAGCGAACAGGGCGCTTGCGGTGACGATGGCACCGGCAGGGGCCGTACCGGACTGGAAGATTATCGCACTCGTAGGCTCGGTCGTGGCGAAGTCTCCCGAGGTGCCCATGTAGAGGTTCTCGGCTACTATTTTGACATCACCATCCGTGACTGTGATACCACCGGCGGGAATGGTTAGGTAAGACCCGGTATCATCGAAGCGGGCCGCGATGGTGCCGTCCACCTGGACCTCAAGTCGCGAGTTGCCCTGGTCCCACCTGAATCCTCGTCTTGCGGGCATATTAACTCCTTAGCTGCTACAGCAGCACATGATAAGGTTGGCGCCCGGGTTGCCCCGGGCACTCATCTATGACTAGACGGTCCAGTCACGGTTGCCGGCAGCGTAGAGGTAGTCCACGTCTACGCTGGCCGCAGTGCTGGTCGTGCCCCAACAGCCCACATAGCAGGCTTGCAGGACACTGGTGGACACCGCATTGGTAACAGACTGCTTCTGGACGCCGTTGATGTACCAGAAAGCCGTGCCGTTCCGGGCTATCTCTATCCGAAGGATATCCATCTGGGCCGCGACGGCGGTGATATCGCTTACGACATCGGTGGAGTCGGTGGCCCCGGTGGTCGTCCCACCGTTGTAAGGCATGTGCCATTCCGTACTAGCCGTCAACTGGCTGTCCAGCACGAAGCCGCACAGGTCAGAAGCCGTAAGGGTAAGGGTCGTCCCTGTTGACGTAAGCGGCTCGGCCACGTCATCAGCATTGACATCGCAGAACCCGAAGAAGACCACACCGGCAGTCACAGCCGCCCGTTCGAGGCGACATTCGGCTACCAACACGCCGTTCAGGGTGGGGCTGAAGATGACCTCAGTCCCGATGGCTACGCCCTTGCCGTTCTCGTCGTTCCCGCTCAGCCGGACAACCCCGTTGGCCTTGGCAATGCTGATGACACCGGTATCGGTCTCGGCAAGGTCTCCCGTGACCTTGAAGTCACCCAGGTAGTAGTTACAGCCGCCGGCAGTGGTGCCGTAGGCTACTGCGTTGGCGACCGGTATCTCCGGGCCGCCAAAGTCGTTGAAGAACTCGACTCTTCCAAATCCACTTTGTGGCATATCAACATCTCCTATGCCTAGTCAGCCACGCAATACATCGCGTCGTGGCTGCTAAAAGTTAGCTTGTGGGTGCCGTGGCGTCCGAATGGATCTCGAACAGCCAGTTACCGGAGGAACGCTCACCGTAGGCGTATTCATCATAGAGATACAGTACGGTGGCACCACCGCCGATGTCCTCACGCCGTACCGTGGCCGTGCGCGGGGCTCGTCCCTGGACGATGACGATGGCTTCCTGGGCGAACACGCCGCCCTTGGCAGCGTTGCTCGATACGGTGATGTTGCCATCCTCGTATATCTGAGCCCCGGCCACCATGCCCTGGAACTTCTCCGCGAATACACGGGCGGTTGGACCCTCGCTCAGGTTGTAGGTCCCTACGCCAGCAGTTATCTCATCGGCTATGTCCTTGATCTGGAAGCCGTGGAGTACGCACCGGTACGGGGGGTTCCCCGGCTCGGTGGTGTTGCTGCTGATACGGTAGGTGGCGGCCGATATGTGCCCGCTCGTCAGGGTGGTCGAAGCACCACCGAAAGAGGTGGTAGCACCGTCAAGCACGGTCAGGCCGTCCTCGTCCTTCTTACGCTCGATAGCGTTCTGGGCCAAACTCCCCACCTGGGCGTAAGCCTTGGGGGATATCCGGGCCGCGACCCTGTCGGTCACCAGTGTCTGGATACCGACCACGGTCGGGGTGATGGTGAAGAGCGTGTCGCTCATCTGTTGCGGGTTGTCGAGCCTGGTCGTCTCGGTGACCTCTTGGGCGGTGAGTTGGGCCATGCTGACTTCACGCCAGGATTGGCCCGTCCCCTCGTCCAGGGTGACCTTGTCGCACAGGTTGGGCATGACGCCCTCGAACTCCCGTACCTGCCTGGCGGCCGCAACGACCACCGGAAGGCTATTGTCTAACGATTGAGTTATGGTATCGCCAGCAGCCATACCTATCTCCTTATCTCAGGTTTTTAAGTATCTTGTCTGCCCTTGCCCGGTCTTCCTTGCTGCTGTAGCGGTCTGGGTTGCTACCGTAAGCGGTCAGGAAGTCCATGTCTTCCAACCCAGAACCGCCGCCCGAAGGCCCCGTGTCCAGGTCATAGATGCCGGCTGCTTCTAGCCGGGTGCGGGCGGCAGCCCTTTCCTCTTCGCGGATGCGTTGCTCCACGGATGACCCGCCATTCCTTTCGGCCTGTCGGGCTATGCGGTGGGTCTTGCCTATCGCACTAGCCAGAGCGGCAGGGTCTTTCGCCTTGTGAGCATTGACCCATTCCTGGCGCACCTCTTCCAACTCGGTGGACTCGTAGAGGTCTAGCACCTGGTTGCCTTCGCCGTCCTGCACCGCTTCTCGCAGTTCTTCAGAGAGAGCAGCGTAGCGGGCCTCGTAAGACCGGGCGGCTGCGGTCTGACTCTGTCGGGCCGTGATCGTGGAGAGTTCCGAGGGCAATGCGTCAGTATCGCCAGTGGAGAAAGCGCGGATAACGGCCTGGTTGGCCGCCTCCATAGCGCCTATCCGGTCTCCGATATCAGCGAGTTGATGTTGCCACTCGTCCCTGGTACGGTCACGCCCCTGCTGTGAGTGCAGGTCGTTCTCTACCTTCTTGAGTTTGCCTTCCGCTTCCTCGGCACGGACCTTCCAGTCCACCTCTTCGGTAGACTCAGCCTGTACCTCTGCGGCCTGTTCGGGTTCCGGGGTTGTCTGTTGCGTCATGTGAGGGCCTCTTGTGGAGGGTGTGTCACTTAACCACCACATCTGGTGTATTGGTTAGATTGTTACACCAGATATTGATGAAAGTCAAATTAACGGCCTACGGGGCGACGGGCTGGGAAGTTAGTTATGATACTCCCTCCCCCTATGGCCTCTCCGGGTTCTTTTGAGGGCACAGGGGTGACCCGGGGGCCAGAAGGCACTGCGTACTGACCCTCCCGTCTCTCCCGTTCCTTCCGTCTCTCCTCATCCAACTGCCGTTTTATCGCTCCCCTTTTATCATCCCGTTCCCTATCCGCCTGTTCCTTCTTTAGTTTCTTTTCTTTTATCCTTGCTTCCTCTGCCTCGGTCAGGTCGAGTTCCCACATCTTTCTGACCTCTGCACGATAATCGAAATGCCCCGCCTTTCTTTCCCAAGTTTCTAACGGGTCCAGGTCGGAATACGACGTTCCATACTCACGCATGGCTACGTCATTCAAGGTAAGGTCCCGGGCTATGAGTCCTCCTCCGAAGATACCCACCGGGGCACCAACATATAAACCAAGCAGACCCGCCGACTCGTAAGCCTCCATCGCATCTTGTACCGACATCGGGTAATGGTTCTCTATCCACATCTTTGCGTCTCGCCGGTCTACCTCTGTACCCCTGAAATCTTTACCGTAGAAAATCATCAATGCAGCCCCGAGGCCAGGTGAGGCTTTGTTACGACTAAAGCGGCCCACTCCGGTTGCGGGGTCAAAGTCAGAGATATCACCATGATCGAGACCCTTGATACCCCCTACCC